TGCTATAAATGCCATAGTTGAACTAAATAAAATGCAAGGGCATCATGCACCAGATAAGTCTATCGTGATGAACTTAGAGCATGATGAGCAACTAAAGGCTATAAACCAAATGACATTGGAATTAGTTAAGAAAAAGGAAGAAGAGATGCGAAGGACAGATGAGAGGACTAACGTAAATGATTAATAATGTTTGTTCTCTATGCAAGGGGTTGGGCATGGTGTGGACTAATACCGGGGGTATGACTAAGTGTCCAGCGTGTAAGGGAAGAGTAACGGAGTTTGATGATATGCCTAAGAAGTTTATTAGTCAACTGGAAAAAGTTATTGAAGAAAAAGAACCAGAAGATATGGTACAAAAATGGCGTAAGGAAAGGCGCGAAAAGAATAAGAAGCCTTTAAAATGGAAGAAAGGAAATGGGAAAGGCAAAGAAGACTACTAAAATAAAAAAAAGGAAGAAATATAAGCCATGGAATGTCGAGAAGTTACCGACGCCAATGAAAGTGATATCATTCAAACAACAGCTGAAGCCAAGTCAAGCCTATTAGCTGATTTAATTACTTTCACGCAGGTGTTCTATAAGCTTAGAACTGGACGAGACTTTGCTATATCTCAGCCTATAGGGCGTGAATCGCATTATAAAATAATAAGCAGAGCATTGGGGCGTGTATTTCGTGGTGAATGTAACAAGCTAATAATCAATATACCTCCAAGGTATGGCAAGACAACAATGCTAATGAATTTTGTTGCTTGGAGCTTAGCGCGTTATCCTGATAGTAATTTCTTATACGTGAGTTTAAGCCATGAGTTAGCCTCACTTGCCACATCCGAGATACGTAATATAATCACATCTCCCTATTACAAATCAATGTTTAATGTGAGGCTTAAAGAAGATTCACAAGCAAAGGATGCCTTTATAACTACCAATGGAGGCTCTATCACGGCAGTTGGTAGCGGTGGTACTATAACGGGACGCGGTGCAGGTCTTCGTGGAGTAGATAGATTTGGTGGGATAATTTGCATTGACGACATAATAAAACCATCCGAGGCTGGATCGGATATTATCCGTAATGGTATAAATGAATGGTTTTATAACACACTACTATCCCGTCGTAATGCAGGCGAGAAGACGCCTATAGTCTTCATAGGTCAACGAACCCATGAAGATGACCTAGCTGGGCACTTATTGCAGCAAAAGGGCTGGGATAGCGTTATATTGCCTGCCATAGATCAATCGAACAATGCTATATGCCCAGAACTCATGAGCATACAAGAACTTAAGAAGCTGCGAGACTTGCAGCCTTACGTGTTTAATAGCCAATATCAGCAAAACCCCACGCCACCTGGTGGCTCGCTATTTAAAGCTGAAAACTTCCCTATTCTAAACAAAGAACCAGAAATATTAATGACCTTCCTCACCGTTGATACAGCCGAGACAAGTAAAGAAATCAACGACGCTACTGTGTTTAGCTTGTGGGGGGTCTATTCGATCGAACACTTTAGCAAAGAGACAGACCTATATGCCTTACACTGGCTAAACTGCGTTGAAATATTCGTAGAGCCTAAAGACTTACAAGCTGAGTTCATGCAGTTTTATGCATCTGCTGCTAAGCATAAACTACCGTCTTTTGTATGTATTGAGAAGAAAAGCACTGGCGTCACACTTGTTAGCGTGCTTAGCTCAATACAAGGCTTAAATATAATTGCAGTGGATAGGACTACTAAGTCTGGCTCTAAAACTGATCGGCATATATCTATGCAGCAGTACATTAATAATAAACTCATCACATTCCCCTATGGTGCGCCCCACATCAAGATGTGCATTGATCACATGGTTAAGATAAACGCTGCAGGCTCTCAAAGAAGGAGCGATATAGCAGATACTGTTTTTGATGCGGTGCGCATGGTTTTTCAGGATAGGACTGCGTTGCACTTTATAGCAAACACTGCCGACAAGCAGGAGTATGCGAAAAAGATAATACGCACTCAAGGAGTCGTTAATAGCGACAGGGCTAACGTATGGGGATAATAATGGAGAATATATGGAAATTAAAAAAAAGAATAGTAAGAAAATTACGAAAAACAATATTGTTGATAAAAAGGTGGAAAAGAAGGCAAAGAAGGCAAAGACTAAAATAGTAGAACCACCAGTAAAATCGGCAGAGGAGACAATAAAGATGCCGATGTTGCCGGAAAAGCCAACAAAGCCACAAGAGCCAAAGAAGGATGAGAGAGTATCACAATATACAATGGAAGGTAAATATCTTAGGACTTTCCCATCAATCAAAGACGCAGTAGACGCAATGGAGATAAGTAGTCAAACAATAAAAGACTATATTAACGGCAAGCGTTATCAAACAGGTGGTTATTTATGGGGATATGCTGATGATAGCCTAGAAACTAGAAAACTAAGGAGATAATGAAATGGAATCAAAAAAAGTAGTATACGATGCCAAGCTATTTGAGATACCAGACTTTGATGGGCGGTATAAGATAACTAAAGATGGTAGGATTTGGAGCTGCGATAAAGAAGAGTGGCTACTATCTAGAAGAAGATGTTATTCACATGAATATTACGCGAAAGTTAACGGATGCGGTGGCATAGATAGGCAAGACTTTTTATGTGTGAGGATGCTTAAAGATAATAAATGGGCGAGTTATAATATCCACACCTTGATGGCTAAAACGTTTTTAGAAAACAAGAATGGATATAAATACGTGCATCACATAGACTTTAACCGCGCAAATAATAAGATTGATAACTTAATATGGACATCAAAGCCTATTACTAAGAGAAAGAAGCTATTTGTGAAGAAAGCTAGGATATGGGGAGATCCCATATCCATATAGGCTATTCCTTTTTAAATAGATTAATATGATTTACTATGATCGAAGTACTGTCTTTGGTCGTAGTAAAGTCTATTTCAAATTTATATTTTGTGTCTACTTCTAAAGAATAGGCATCTCTCACATCAAATAATAAAAGAGCGCATCTTTTTTCTACTAATACTTGTGTGCCTGATTTATACTTTTCCTTAGTTTTTTGTGGGCTAGGGGCATCCTCCGGTAAGAGAACATCTTTTTGTATAGCCTTAATAACTTCTTCAATATCACACATTTTTTCACCTAATTCATGAAAAGAAGAGATAATTTTATTTATTTGGTTATTATTATTTTCCATTTTAAAGCCTCCATTTAATTAATAATAAAGGTTCATAATGATGAACAGTGAGTTTTAATTATATAATATATTTTATAAATTAAAAAGATAATTAAAATTTCCATATGATAATTGGAATACCGCTATTATGAGGAAAAGGATAATTTGGCGGATAAGGGCGATTATAAGGGTTTTGCTGATTAGGAAAAATTACCGGGGGATTAATATGTCTTTTTTGAATGCTACCAGCCAAAGCCGAACCGCATAAATTTAAAATCAACAACCCAATTATTACTTTATATTTAATTTTCATATTAGCCTCCATGCTAAAAAGTCCCCGCCCTAGAAAGAGCGGGGAGTGGGAATTTTTATGTCCAGACAACTATATCTATATCAGAATTTTTATTAGGCTTTTGCCCTCCAAAATCTAAGAAAGCAAACGCAGGCGTACATAAACATATACCTAACAACGCTACAACTACACACTTTACACTCCTTTTATTACATTTATTGCTTATCATACTATCACCTCTCCAATTTATGTTACCTTAGTTACCCACCTCCTTTTGTTTTAACTCTACAGGATTATTATAGCATAATATGATTTATGGTATTGTATTTTATAACCAGCGCTCTCTACCTTCCATATGTGTTACATTAACTTCTACGCTACTATCACGAAATATTTTTTTTACAGCTAACCATGCTGATGATTTTATAACATTCACATCTGATATTGGCTTAGAATATAGTAATTGTCCATTTGTACTAGGAAGACACATAAGTCTTATATCTTTTAGTTCAGAAAATGGACGATTGCGTGTAAGTATATCGGTTCTAAGGTATATCTTTCTAGGTTTTTGTGCAGTTTCAGAAGTAGTTGTTACCATTGTAAAACTAGCATGATAATCGTTATCAACAAGTATGACTCCTTTTGCAACTTCAATATCACGTTCAGAATATTCTTTTCTTCTTGATATTAATACCTCTTTATGACTTAAAAAGAAAAGGACTGAAAATAAAACACATGCTACAACTGAGAATAACAACATAGGAATACCCACTGCAACCGCAGCGGTAAAAATATAAATTAATCCAACGGTAATCATAAAAAGAGATACGCCTATTCCGATTACATTTATCTTGCGTTCTCTTTTATGCTTTTGTTTTCTAGTTTGTTGCATACTTATATCCTCTTAAATTTGTATTAAAACATTTTAGAGATATAAGTATAGTACATTATTTAGAAAGCAATAGAAATAAAGTAATCTTTGAAGAGATGTATCCAATAGCTAGATAAATAATGAAAAACATTATTAAAATTGACATTTCTATGAGGAGAGTTTTAATGTTTACCAAACTACTATATTCTGCACTAAAAGATAAGATAATATTATATTTATTATAAATAAAATTATTGAAATATACCCAAATATAGCCCCTCGTCTTTTTAAAATGACGATAAGGCTTTTAATCTCAGAAATGCTATTGGCATCAACAATTCTAAATTGTGCTTTTTCGAATTTGATAATCAAATCTATAGCAGCTGATGATAGCTTAGTCTTTCCTAAGTCCTTTGCGAAATCAACAATTCCATAATCCTTTTTTTGCATATACGCTCCGTATGTTTGTTTAACTATTTAATTATAGTATAATATATTTGGAAAAGCAATTTGCAAAACATCCACAAATAGTGGAAAATAGTTTAGGTAATATAAAAAACGGAGTTTTTATGTCATCATCTGAAAAAAAGGACAATGATAAGCTTACGCGTATTTCTGAAAATATAGATCGTAGTATGAAGGAGAATACTGGCAATATTGACAGATATAATTCTTCTCGTGAATTCATTTTTAAATCCACTTTATCAACTAAGAATCGCAACTCGCTTGTGGCTTTAAATATGCCTGTTCTTGAGTTTAATATCTCAGAGGCATTTTTAAGCAGGCTAAGAGGGGAGTTTGCTGAGAATGAGCCCGGCATAATGGTGACGATTGCAGACGATGTTAAAAACACCCCAGAATTAGAGCAAGTAAGAGAATTGATCGAAGGTCATTTGCGCTATATATTTGAAGAAGCAAAGCAAAATGGCGTGCAAGTTAGTATATTCGATGAAGTAGTAAGTGGTGGTTTTAGTGTGGCTAAAGTCTTTGCCGAGTATGATGAAGGCAAAACATTTAGGCAGAAAATAGTATGGAAAAAATGCTATGACTCTACCCTTACAGGGTTCGATGTACTGGCTCGTGAAGCATCAAAGAAAGATAGTGACTATTGTTTTGAGCTTTATCCATATCCTAAAGAAAGATTTGAAGAGATATTTGATCGCAAAATAGAAGACGTAACCTTTTCTAAATCACAAGATAAGTTTAGTTGGTATTATAAGATTGGTGATGAAGAGATAGTGATGGTGGCTGATTACTATGAGAAGAAGAAGATAAAAACAAAGATAGTAGAGTTATCAGATGGAAGGGTAATAAACAAAAAAGACTATGAAAAACTAGTTGAAGAATTAATGACAATTTCCTTAGAAGTTCCTCCTGTTATCGTTCAAGAACGAGAATACGAGGAGGATAAAATCATGCGTTATCAGCTCATTGGGGATACTATTTTAACTGAAGAGCCAATTGATAACATGAACATGCTCGGCACAGTATTCTTTGATGGGAATTCCACGGTTTTAAATAGTGGTGGGTCTAGGACAGAGCTTGTAACTCGTCCATATCTAATAAACTGCCTTGGAGCGCAAAAGCTTTATAATAACTTAGGTATAGCATTGGCAGATGAGTGCCAATCACTAAGTAAGCATAAGATTTTAATAGCAGAAGAATCTATTTCACCAAATTACGAAGACCATATCACACAACCACAAAAATACGATACGTTAGTTTATCGTGCTTTTTACAACAATGATCCATCTAAGCCAAACCCGCCGCCAATACAGATGGCGCGATCAGCCTTTCCACCTGAAATGTTTGCATTGTTTCAATATATCCCCACCATCTTTCAGAACATTTTAGGTTCTTATGATGCATCCCTTGGGATTAATAACAATCAACTATCTGGTGTGGCTATTCTGCAAGGGTCGATTCATTCTAGCTATACAGCCAAACCATTTATAAATAAATATATACTTAGTTTGAATCGAATTGCAGAAATAATATTGAATATGATCCCTAAAGTATATGTGAATGAAATGAGTTTGCCTGTTATAAACAAAGAAGGTGAAAATAAATACCAGAGAGTCAACGGGGAAGGGCAGCCTTCTCTTAAATATGACCCAAATTCATTTAAAATAAAGGTGAGTGCTGGAGCAGGCTTTGCCGCTCAGCAAACTCAAGCTATGACTCAGCTAATACAATTAAGCCAAGCAATGCCTATATTTGCGCAGTTTATGAATACTAAAGGCTTGAGAATATTGGTGGATAATTTAAATATTAAGGGTGCCGACTTACTTAAACTAATGGCTGAGGAGTTTATGCAAGAGCTAGAGCAACAAAAGCAGATGGCTATGCAGCAACAGCAGGCCCAGCAGCAAGCCCAGCAAGGACAACCTAATCCTCTTGTGCTTCGTGAGCAAAATAAACAAGCAGAGATTCAATTAAACGCTCATAAAGTCGAAATACAGTCGCAAATAGACATGTCTAAACTTGCATTAGAGCAAGAGAGTTTGCAGCTTAAACGTGCCGAATTGGCTGGTAAAGTGGAGACTGAGCAAGGCTATATGGCATTAGAACAAGAGAAATTGGACGCTCAAAGAGCTGGAAAAATCATAGAGCACGCCATTAAAGAAATAGATCAAGGGCATAGGCATGCTAAAGAAAGAACTGAGCTACACCATAGAGGAATAGAGCTTCATCATAAAGTTTCTGGTAAACCGCACTTTACTGGTGAATCTTAATTTAATAATTATATAATAAACTGAGGTAACATCTTATGTTGAGACGATCATTTAAAAAACCTGTGCCAAAAAAAGAAAAGAAGATACTTATACCTAAAATACCTAAAGCAAACTTCATACAAAAGGCAGTATCTAAAATGAAAGCTAAAGGCACTTTAGGCAAGTTCTCAAGAGAAGCTAAGAAAGAAGGCGAATCGACTTTAGAGCATGCTAAAGAAATAAAAAATAGCCCTGCATCTAGTCCTAAGCTGAAAAAAGAAGCTCAATTTGCGATTAATATGTCGAAATTACGTAAGAAAAAGAAGTAGTCATTTAATAGTAGTAGCTCACTGTGCTTCTAAATAGCTCCTCTAAATCGCCACCATGATTAAGAGCAAACATTTTGTCAATAGCTTTGAATGCTATTTGCCTAATGCGTTCACGTGTAACTGTGTATAGCTCACCAATCTCTTCAAAAGAAAAATCCATATCTCCATCTAATCCAAAGTATAATTCTAAAACAATTTTTTCACGTGCAGATAGCTCACCTAAAGATTTATGCAACAATTTATTTCTTTGTTCGATTTCATAAATCACATCAGGACACCATTTTAGTTTATCAGGATACAACCAGTCGCCATCCATGCTTTACTCCATTTTCTCCTTTTTAAGGAACTTGTTATAACACCTTGAATCACAAAAGGTAATTAATCTATTTTTATTGTGGGTCTTTCTTTTTTGGAATGGTTT